ACCAATTGAAGCTCCTAAAGCAGCACCAGTAGCTGTAGTTTTTAATGTATTTCCAGTATTTTCTTTACTTAACTCACGCAATTGTGCTGAAGAATTAATTTCATTCTATCTATCGTAGCTAAATCCAATTCCGTTAGATTGTGTTTTCCCAGATTCAGCCATTAATTGATTTTCGTTTTTAACGCTACCAAATGCATTTATTGTGTCTCCAGCAAATGCCACCGCACTAGTTGCAATATTACCTCCTTTTGACATATCAAATTTACCAGCAGGCTTACTTGGTGTGGTAAACTACTAATTTTGTGGATATGTTACTTGAAGTCCGTTTGTATTCATATTTGGAGTACCCAATCCCATAGGGTATCCAGCTCCATAATTATTACCATATAAATCCTTCGGACCGTACCAACTCATGCTCATTGGATCTTGGTTTTTACCCCAATAATATTTAGGTAATTTTTTAGTATTTGTTTTTCTATTCTTTTTTAACTCCATGATATTCTATATTTGGTAATAATGCTATCTATATAAAGCGCATCTTTATTGTTAGTAAACGTCAAACTTTCACATAACGTTTTACCGCGTACACGTTTACCTAGTTGTGTACCAGTTGTTCTTGGTAATGCGTATCTCAAATCACCCTCTTGTCTAGTAAATTTTGGACTATTGTGTATATTTTTATGTAAATCTGTATAACAGTCTAGTTCAATTTGTAATGGCTATAATTTTATAACATCTGCCATTGATATTTTTTGTGTATCAAATACTTTTGTATAATTAGGGTGTGGGTTTGCTATAAACTCTACGCTCACACGTGGAGCAATTTCTCCATCGTTTAATTTACATATTTTATTATAATAAGCAACATAATTATTGGTGTCATTTGTAAAACCACCAATTATAGGGAAGCTGTACACTCCTGTAAACTGCTATGTGTGTTCGTTAAATATTAGTGGCCCCCCAAGGCTTTTATTTAAATTTATATTAAAATATATTTCATCAAACTTTTTATCATAAAGAATAGAGTAATGATGAAACAAAGATGCTACACCGCGTTGTATTGTCATATTTATATAATTTTGTACGTTCTTCTCTTTTGACAATACTTGTAAACCAGCTTGTGGAGCAAATCTTAATATTTCAGCTCTATTGTAATCATACCAATATAGCGCACTATTTGTTGTTATACTACTAAAGTGTCCAGGAGCAAGTCCGTTTTTCTATGTTATATAATCATATCTATCTAATACACCACCATTACCTAATGCTATCTACATACTGTTTGTATCTTGCAGAGCTACTCTATCATTTACTGCAAACCTACCAACTGCATTTGTCTAGAAGAATATTAAATTATCCTAGAATAATTCTAGTTGAGTTATCTCTCCAAACTACCCGTCTACATCTAGATAATTTGCAGCTTTAAATATTAACCAGCTATCAGACGACTCTTTGTTTACTTTTGGGTTAGAATACCTAGTTCTATAGTCTAATTTCTTTATTGATGTAGATTTTGCTAAATCATTCAACGATAAATGTAACATAGTCCTATTTGGAGAACTATACACACTATTGTATGAATATTCTGGTTTATTTTGCTAGAATAAATTTGATACATTAGACGGTTCTCGTTGAATATTAGAAATCATCATATTAGCATATTTTTCAAAATCATTACTCAATGTAATACCAGCATTTCTTGTAGTGTTAATATTAGTTTCTACTGGTATACAATATGTAATGTTCATAGTCATTGATATATTCCTTGGAGAATAGAACTTATGTAGAGATGTATATTCAAACGGAACAATGTAACAATCACCGTTAAACACAATAGGACTATTTGATTTTTTGTTCATAATACCATTGTCCCTAATCACCTTAAATATATCCCCACTACTATAATATTTTGAATTTTGTATAGATTGCCAAGACTAACCTCCATAAGGTACAGTCTATTTTCGAATATTTGAAATATATGTACCAGCAATACTATCTGATATTAATGATGTATACCATAGAGTCTCATTGTTATCTATGCGTTTTATTGTAAGTATTTCGTTTTTATTAAACCCTCTTGGTTCTTGATTCGGCACATATGGCTCATTTTCGCTTGGAAAGTGAGAGCCATTATCTACGTTTCTTGAATGTGAAACCTTATGTTTTACCTAAATATTATATGGTATAGATTTAGATGCATCTTTAACCAAATCTATATGTTCATATTGTCCAGTACCAATTGTGTCAGAAAATAAATATGATTTTCTATTTCCTTCTCTAGCCCAAAATGGTACATTATTTATTTTCCATCTATTTTGTATTGAAAAAATTAAACACGAACCAGCAGGACCAAATAAGTTTGTTTCTGAATGCTACTGTTTAGTTTCATAATCTAACGGAACAGTCATCGAATTAATACCGTTGTTAAATCTAGCTCCAGCTGCCCAGTTACAATAATTATAGTTGCCAATATTGGTGTACTTTTGTGCGTATTTTACTTTCTCTTCCATATCAACAAAATCATCCCATGAAAAATCTGTTGAATTTTTTATATCTTCAATTGGACATTTGTTATATGTAGGTTGTGCTATTGCAGGATAACCAAAGAACTCATTTTTTACATCGTCATAATAACAATCTTGGTCAAATATATCGTCGTAATGTCCTCTCAAATAAACCTTAGATGATTTATTATATAACTTAATATAACAATAATCTCTATGCATAAAATCAATTATTGGACCCTAATTGTCATGTACAATTGATGTTTGTGCAGCTAATACCCTATCTCCTACAGAAGTATATGATGGTGCTGTGCAGCTATTGTTAAAATCATATCTACTAAATGTATTTGAACCTCTAATTGCATGAAATGTAGACCAATAAAAGTAACTACTTAAAAATATAGAATGTCTATCGTTTATTGGTTTATTGATATTTTTAGTATGGTCCTCAATAGTACCTTCTTTATTTTTAGAAACATCAAACATACCAATCTTATGTTCTGCCAACAGTAAATTACAATTTGTAACTGCTGGATGTATTTTGGATGCACCATCTCTATCCTCAGAATAATTTGATCCACCATCAACTCTAGCAAAGAAAGTTTTTGTATCTTTGTCGTGTACATACCCTTTAAATCCAGTAGCGCCAAATACGTATATTTGTGGGTTTATTTCTAATCTGTGAGCTTTTAAAAGTTCAAATGTCGAATCTTTTTGATAAGACATTTCTGGTGAAACAAACTAATATATAGTTCCATTTCTATAGTTAGATGCTTCTGCTGTATCAACGTTTGTACCATTAGTTGTTTTAGTGTGTGCGTGGTATACATCACCATGCCATACTCTCTGTGTTGTCAATAGCCCAGTAGGCATTAGCATGTTTGCATGTTCATGAGAACGATTGTCATACCTATGAAATACTGGCTAAAGTGGTCTTGCTACAACACCTTGACTAATAGTAGCTATATCATTTACAGTTCTGTCGGCACGTACAATTTCATATGACACGCACTCTTTTGGCAAATTCTATACCGTAAACTATATACCGACTGAGTTAACAGTAAGTTCATCAAAAACTGAATCGTCATACTCATGTTCACTTATGAGTGGCCACTGTGCCTTTGGGAGAATACTTTTACAGTCAAATGTTTGAAATCCAGGAATATACATGTTTGGAACACGTATATCAGCAATCCATCTAACAGAACTTCTATTACCAAACTTATCATATAATACTATTCCGTACCTATATACTTCATCACGTCTAAGAGATTTAAACGACATTGCGATTCTTGGATTACTATAGTCTAGAGTATTTACTATTCTATTTCCAAAATCATTGAAAAAGTCCCAATCATTTGGTATTAATGGTTGTCCATGAAATGCGTCGTTGTATGGTACAAATTGTCCGTCGTATGATACGTAATACCCCGTTAGATGTCTTGGCCATATCGTTGGTTTACCGTATGTATTTGTATTATATTCAGAACCGTAATATTTATATTTATCATCTAACTAACCTCCAGAAGCATCGCCTATAAGTGGTACTATTGTAAATTTCCACGATACGTTTAATCCGCTTCCACCATATAATTTAGAACCCCATCCGTCGTTTGTAGGTAATGCAAATCTATCAAATTTACCAGTAGCAAAAGCTTGTTGTGTATTATTACCATCTTCGGATGAAGATAAATACATCTCATTTATATCGTTACCTTTGTTGATACAATATTCATATGGTAGCTCTCGTGCAGTTTGTATAAATGCGCTTTCGTGTGTACCGTCAATTAGTTTCACATCTCCAACTTCATTAAACATGTGACATATTCCAGTATTATCAAAAGAATACGCCCTAGCATCAAAATTCTCAAATGCGTCAATAGTAAACTACTATTCTTTTAGGTTTGATGCAAATAGAATATTATTTTTTTGCTTTATTACTCTTGGTATAATGTGTACACCAGATATACTATTATATAAACTGAGGTCTAGTTTTTCTAATGAAGGAAGACCTACATCTTTTACTACAAACTTTCCTGCTTTACATGGACCATCTATAATCAAATCTACTTCTGGTGATTCTGACGATGAGTACTACGATATTCTATATACTTTTATACTATCGAAATAAGAATTGTATTCGATGTCTATATTCAACTATACACCACAATTTGTGTGTTTACGCTACAGTACCCCAGTATACTATTCAGCTTCAGCACGAGTTGCTGGTGTTTGTAAGTCTACATATTTGTTTGTATATGATATATCAACAATATCCAGTTTCTTTGTTGGAGGTGAGATTAAACTTTCTCTACCATATTTTTTATATAACTAATAACTATATTGTACTGTGGATGCTGGTAATGCACCTTGAATAAATGTATCAAATTTAAATTTACTAAATGTAATAGATGGTAATGTATGTAATACAGACATTTGTGTACCATTATATTCCATTATATTCATAGAAATAATTGGGTTTACTCCGTCAGCTATATATATTTTCTATAAATCTCTATCCTCATATCTTGTTTCGATACTTAATTTCTATGATGGAACATAGTCTTCACATGGTCCAAATACCATTTTATAACCGAGATAATTATCTTCATCAAGCTCTAGTCTTACAATATAAAAATAGTCAACGCCTGCTTTTACTGGTATTTGTTCTTTTGTATACCAAATATCTGTTGTATCTTCTTCATACCTGTGTCTAAACATTACAACTGGAGTATCGCGCACCTGTGTTACAGCTATGATTTCATTACCAAAACTTGCAATTTCTCTAGGTAGTTTTATAGCCTACAGACTTCCATTCTTATTAGTACTACTAGAAATGTACCGTAGGTCAAACGCAAATCTATATTGATTATTACTCAACATAGCATCTGTCGTATCACTATTCATTCCACCAGAGAATGTATTTATATGTTGTGTATTTTGATTAATATCCATTGTAATAATCGTTATATGTTATTTGTCTATTATTTGCGTAATCAAAGAATGTATCGTCAGCATCCCAATCAGGAATTAGTTTGTTCCAATCATTCTTTATATTCTACATATCGTCTGCTGTTGGCATCATAGCTTCTGCATAAGCTTGGTTACGATAAAAGTTCCACTATTGTTGTATATAAAAATAAACAGTCTAGTTTGCGCTTTTTAGCTTTCCTCCAAGTCTGCCTTTCAAGAACTTAGCGAAATTTAATTTCATCGTAACGTACCAATATATTGCTTCTCTGTACGATTCTAAGTCTGGTATCATTGGGTAACCACGTTCATCTTTAAGTATAGCCTTATATGCTAACTTTATATACCCATCTTTTACATTAAACACAATCCAACCTGGTTTTATAAAATATTCCACTTTACCTTGTGTATAATTTGGTTGTGGTGACAAAAACATTTTATTATGGTTTACTACCATTTGATGTTGTGTTGTTGGATATTTGTATAGTTTATATTCTTCTTCTGTTTGTTTCTACTTATCAAGATTGTATATATTGTGATTATTACCTCCCTTGTTAAATATACCAGATTGTGTAGATACAGGTGTCCACGGACCAGTTTCTGAACTGGAATACGCCACACCATCTAAGTGTACCAATCCCTCTGGTAAAGGTATTTGATAATCCTATATTTTGAACACTGGAGTATCACCAGAACCAGATTGTAATTTGATATACTACATAGGTGCACCAATCTTTTCAATGGCTTCAAATATCCACTCTTTAATGTCAGATGTTCTCTACTTCGATTCAGAAGCGTCTAAATCAGCCATTATCTTTGCTATGACTGATTCACATTTTGTAAAATTGTATATCATCTATATTTATATAATCGTGTCTATTAAATATCAATTGTGCAAGTTGTCTCTTGTTTGTCCTAGTCAATGATAACTAATACTTATATCTGGCTGAAAACGTATATGGTTGTTTTGACCAATATAATCTATATTTATATCCATCCGAATGTTCGTTTAGATGATATATTAGCTTATCATATTGTTTTGTTGTTTTATAATCTATAGACAATGACTTCCTGCTTAATGTTTTTGGTTTGTACTTTACTATTTGTATAAATCCTAGTCCATTAGGCATTTTAAAGCCTTCTGAGCGATTTAAAATGTGTTCTAGTATAATCCTGCACATTGATTCTAATATGCGCTTATACGCAAAATACGACACCTCTACAGGCATCGTATTGTACATGTCTCTAAAAGTATAAGATAACTTATTCCTCATCGTCTTGTGGTCCGTGTGGTTTTACACTAGCTAGCGTAGAATTATTACTATCGTCGCTTGGTCTTTGTAACATGAACGCTAGTTCGTTTTTCATAATAGCATCTTTAATTGGTGGAACTAACCACGCTGGAATATGTATATCATCTTCACTTGATTTATCTTCCCAGTTATCTTCGGTTTCATATAATGCCTTCACCCAGATATATTTTAAGTTCTAACAATCTTGGTTACCGCGAATATATATTCTTTTATCATCATAAGACGCTGTAAGTTCGTTCCATGTATATTTTCTAAAGTTATGATAGTGTCTACGAACATGATTCATATATTGGATATTTTCACCATTTTGGTCATGTACAGCCAATATACTGTCTTCATCATCATTGTATATATCATTCAGCTCTTTTACGGTTCGTCTTACATATGTCTTATTACTATCATAAGAAGGCACAGATTCTAATTCTAAAGGGCCTGTTTCTTTAATATAAATGTCATCTACTACTTCGTCTATGTCTATTCCATCTCCAGCTTCACGCTTCTGTTGGTCTATTCTCTATTTGACAAAGTGTTGTTTCCAAGCCTTTATCCAAAGTATAACTTGTTTTCTAGACAAATCCTCACTCTCACTTATGTTATTATTTCTGATTAGTAGATATATATCATCTACAAACTATCGAAGTGTAATATTTGTCATATTATTTCTATATTGTTTCTACTACTCTTACATCTGATGTTTGTAGTAGTTCGTTTGTATTTATAATGTCATATTTATAAACAGTCTATTTCTTAAAATCTAATGTAAATAGACGCTTTATAAATGATTTCTTATTCTTGTACTATTTCTTTTTGTAGATATATAAATACTAGGTATTACTAATATTTAGTTTAATGTTTACTGTATCTTTACCTATTGTATATTCTACTTTAGTTAGAGGATTGTATTGTATAGTATCTTTATATATACTATCTTTAAGTATAGTTTTAACTATATCCTACCCCCTTACCCCCTTAGACTTATTAACGTATATTTTCTATGCCTAAGTTGCAGCAGTATTAATTTGACTAGTTTTTATTTTATTTTGCTTAGCCACACTATCTATTTTGTGTAATAACGAATCGTTCTAGTCTTTTAGTTTTGTCATATCTAATTTAAGAACATTATTAGCCTACCAGGAGCTATTTAATACCCCCTAGTAGGCTTCAATGTTGTTTTGAGCCATTTCTAGCCCCTGTGTAAGCCTTTTATTCTGTTTGTATAGAATTATACTAAACGTAATAAATAATGCCACCACGGCGCTTAAAATTGCCTTAGAGATGATTCTACGATTTCGCTTTATCCAGCTAAGTATCGTTAGTATCTCCATTAGAACTTAAGATTGATTTAATCTCTCCAAATTTAGTATTAATATAGGTTGTAATGCCAAATACACTTCCTGCGTACACTAGTGTCTATGACACATACCATAATACTTCATTTGGTATTTTGTGTTCATTTAGGAAAAATGATAAAAATGTAAGTATTATACCGCTTAATAGCGATACAGACGCTGTACTATATTGTACCATTTCTTTACTGTGTCTTGTCATTGTTATTCTATTGTTAATGTTACTTTATTTTCTTTACAAGCTTTTTCTATAATAGGAAATAATTTATCTACAGTAGCTTTAGAGTTTATTACTTTACCAACGGCTTTATTTTCGCCTATTAAAATACAACCGTGACTATGTTCAGCCGAGTTGCCAGCATGTATAAGTACACCAGAAAACGAATTAACATTTAGTAATCTTGGTGTAAATCTCTTAAATCTAGGAGAATAGCTCCAAGTTACTTCATATGTACCGTATGGTATAGCAGTTTCTCCATATACTTTCTGTTCTCCGTTATCAAATACTCCGTTCTTATTTAAATCACGTACTGCATCTTCTAACGTATCACAAAAATATACTCCATCTATATATAATTTACCAATTGTATATTTGTCGCGTAATGCGATTCTCTTTATTGTTATTTTCATGTTCCAGCCTTTATGATTAGTTTACCATCTCCAGTTGGAGAAGTATTTAATTGTACTGTACCTTGCGCTATACTACCAGTATTATCCCACAAAAATGTCGTACTTGTAGTTAAATCTTTATCGTTGAATGTAACAACGATTGGGAAATGATTGTGTACTTCAGATGAAACTTCAAATGTAAACGGTTTGTCGTATTGTAGTTGTGATTTTTTGGTGAAATGATAATCCTCACCTTTGAATATTACTTCAAGTTTTGGGAACATTCCGATACCACACATAGCGCGTAAATCTCCGTATGTAGCATCAATCGCTACTGAAACGTTATCTTCAACTTCATTTGACAGTCTAAAACACATATTTAATTTGTCATATGTGATGTTTTCATTAGAACATTGAATATCAATATCGTCTTCACCGTCATATATCTTTACAGAACCATCTGAATATATTAATTTCAAGCCTAATCTATTATTAGAAATGTCACTCTAACCAAAGCATATAACATCTGTATGTTCAAATGAGTAGTATGGTCTTGAAAATTCAATACTTACAACTTTTGGTTCTTCTTTATCCAAATCAATGTCTCCGCTTGCAGTAGAAGGACCTTCTATAAGCTCAAATGCTTCATCTCTACGAACAGTATAAGTACGTAGATTATCATCTCCCCAGCCTCTTTGATATAGTGTTACCATAACAATTAAATCGAATGTTCCAATAAACTTCTAGTCTTCAGCTGGGAAATAACACTCCGCCATATTTTTTTCTGGTAGTAATCTAGATGCACACAAATAGTCAGTGTGTGTATTTACAAACTTTTTAGTATATACACCAAAACCATTATAAGATGGAAATACAAAATAATCAGATACTTTTCCAAACATTGCGTTACTTGAAAAATATGGATTGTAATAAGTAAACATCTAATTACCATATATATTGTGGCTCATTGTATATTCAGTAGGATGATAAAACTGAGGAAAATTACAATGGTGTATTTTCTCAGCAAAGTCTTTATCTTCATGTCTCACGAGGTAACACCTCATCTATTTAACTGATGTGACGTCAAACTTATTTAACTCTCCAAGTTTAAACCTAAGTCTTACATCAGTACCTTTCGTTAGTATTCGATTTTTATTCATATAATCTTCCTTAAAACAAAAATAGCTGGAACGGGAACAAAACCCATCCCAGCTATAAGGGAAATTAAACTAGTTTACCCAATTCGGTTTTAACCAAACCGAGTTGACCTTTCAAACCATAAATTTCAAGACACTGACTAGTCTTACGTACGATGTCATCAGCAGCACGATAGCTGTTTTCAAATTCAAGCGTAAGACAATCATATTCAGCACCTTTTTGTACTTCCATGTCAGGACGAATGATAGGCCAAGTGCCTTCACCACGGTTGAGGATACCCTCATAACCTTGTGCCCAATATTCACGGTCACGCACGTGCTTCCAGTTACATTCACCATCGTGGCCTTCTGTCTTCTTAATTACAACACCATCGATGAAATACTTATTCTTTGAAGCAAAACCAGCAGCAGATGGATCTGTAAAGTATACATTAGCAACAAAGCGAACCTTGTTTGCAGGACTAATTGACATTACATTATCGTCATCATCGTAAGGAAGAGCTACGATCTCCAATGTAGTTTTGTCAGTGCCGCCATCAACAACAGCAGAAGCGACTACTCTAGCACGCTTGTATTGCTTGTTGATAAGATTAGCAAGCTTCTCTGGCAAGTTCTTTTCGTTATCGCCGTCTTTGGTTACATATTCATAAGACTCGGTCCATTTACGGAAACGATGAGGCATGTCCTTAAATGTAAGACGTACAATAATACGCTTACCAGCAGTGCCAAGTTTTGTCTTCATTTGAGTAGACATGTTTTTGAACTTAATCTTAACAGTATCTTCGGTTTCATCTTTGTAAGGCTTCTCGTGCAAACCACGAACATCAGCCTTCTTAATCTCGTTAGACCACTTGATAACTGGTTCATAAGTCGTAACACCAGTACTATAGTCAACAAGAGGTTGACGCTTATTTTGAATGAGACCAACCTTTACTACTTTACCTGTGATTGTAGCACCCATCGTACCATCTTCACAGTTCATAAAGATAAATTTACCTGCATCAGCAACAGCAGTGTTAGTAGCAGTAGCAGCAGGTTTTGTAGCAGCAATGGCGCCAGTAGCGAGATTGCTAATCATTACATTATTTACGTATGTATTCATATTAATTAATTTTTTCTACTCACCCTGATTTCAAAGGCTCAACCTAATGAGCTGGGCTTTCCACGTTAAAATTATTCTTGTGTCATTACTTCTTGTGAAATAGTCTTATAGCGTTCGTCTTTGGTATTTTCTACATACATCTATGCCGCCATTTTGATTATTTCCAGCATTGTGTGAGTATTAAAATCCTCGTACTCATCATCCGTGCGTAAGAAGTTTACTTCTTCAGGTATCCTTAAATACCCAAATATATATTTTTTAATTTTATAATTCTTGTCTGTATAGAGAATAAATGCATTTGGTAAACGAACCCTAAGTGGTCTAGCATACCCATATGAATAATGAAAATCAGTGAGACAATTATCCATACGATACATAAAACTGTCAGACGTACATTCAAATACACTAACTCGTTTTGGATTTGTATTATTTAAATCTGTTATATCTACATCTTCGTTCAATGCGTATAAGAAATCATCTGGATATATTCCACGATATTCATCAAATTGAGGATGGCTAGTAACACAAGACATAGTTGTATTCGCATCATATTCTACTGTTTTATACAGTCTAATTAAATCATTTCTACGTTTTTCATTTTGCTCATAAGAAGTTCTATGAGTAAAATCACTATTAAAACGTATTTTAACAAACTTATGTACAGCCTGATTTAACCAATACTATGAATCATCAGTCTTTGGCTTTTCAGCGTAATCATCAAGTTTGTTTATTTCTAATTCAAATGCTTCAAGTATTTCTAGATTCGTCATTAGTATTAGTATTATCTGGTTGCTTTTTATCCCTCTTACCTAAACCAGCAAGTTTAAACTTATAATCTGCAATATACATTTCCACAGCACCATTTACTAATTCGTCTGTACAATGTGCTGGTAAAATACAATCTGGTCCACCAACATTAAATTTTGGAGGCTTGGCATAATAGTCTAGTACAAATCCATCCATTGTTGTGTGTCTATCGTGTACTATATAACATTTATTATCTTCACCAAGAGCTACTAGTGGGTTTCTTAATATCCTACTAATATCACCAATTCCAGGCATATATTTATATATATCTTTAAAATAGATATGTATACACCTTGCTGCGTAAGAAGGTAGTGTTCGTTTTTTGTAATCTCTATTTACTTTACAATAGCTATCTATATATAAATAGAAATCGTCTATTGTGGGTGTGTTATATAAGTACTAACTATATTGTTGTATAGGAAGATCTACTGTTTTCCTTAATGTCTAGATAATACTTGCTATTTTTACACCTTGTGGGGTTTGTGAGTCGACTTTCTCCTATAGCACATACATTGTCTAAACATACTTATTCTAAAATTCATTCAAAAATGAATATATTGTATCAGTATCCAACTTAGATGCTATTTGAAAATCTGGCCATATTTCAATTAGACGGCGTTCAAACTCTATCCCCAAATTTCGTGTTTCTTCTCTTGTCATGCCTCTAATTGTTTAGTTTGTAACATACTATTGAGTCTTGGCGATTCTGTGTTTTCTGTCGCGAATATTACAGCCAAATTGATTAATTCATTAGCCATAGTTGTTGAGCATTCAAATTCGGCAGTATTATCAAATTCAAATGTCTCTATATCCGCTCCAGTAACATCCCTTGTAAATCGCTTAGGTTTACGTATATAGGTAATATAAACAGGAATACCAAACGGAGCAGTCATATCTAAAAACTTAGCATAATCGAAAAAGACATGTATCTTATCATCAAGATATGCTATTGGTTCTTTTAACCATGGTTTGTTTATAGCGGTAGCTTTTGATTTCTATGCTGCCGTATGTGCTACAAGTTGTATGTTCTATATGTCATTGTCCATACCAACATATGCATCTACATAATATAACATGTCTTCTGGTAAATTACCTACCAATTCGTTTGTAATTGGCCCTACTTGAATCCTTCCTACTACATCTTTGTATTCAGTTACCAATGGCCTCAAGTCTTCTATAACCTTAATATCACCTTCAAATGCTACCCTTCTTGTATTGTTTCCTGTAAATTTTTGAGCTATTAGAGCTAGGTACGCTTTGTCCAGCAATACTGCTGTTTCATATTCTGTTAACGACGGATATGACGAAGTAACATCTGCCTTGTCATATTCTATCATAAACTTAGTATAAATATCACTATGTGTCATACGTCGTATTAGTAATTATTATTTATTCTTAGTTTCGTTAATAATCGAAAGCCTAAGGTCTTGATTCTTCTTATTATCAAGATAAGCAATTGCTTCTGGAAGTGAGTCTGCAATCATGTCTGTACCGTAGAAATATGATGTACGTTCTTTACGAATGACACCTTTTGCTACAGCCTCTTCTAGAATAAACTCTGTCTCTTTGGATTTATTATCGATCCACTTTTCAAAGAACTTCTTAGGTTGTTTATCTATAAGAGAGAACAATGATGATTCTACAAGTTCATTTGACATTTGTTCAGCATTAACACCAAACAGTCGCAAACACTGGCGCATTTGGTCTAATGACAACTTATCGAACTCTTTGATTGCATCCCTACGAAGTTTATTAGCTTTATTTAATTCTATAGCTTCTGCTTCACGATTAATCAACAGATAATCCTTACCTGCGTCGGCTTTATCTAGACTTGTAGCTACGCGCTTGTGTCCAGATAAAAATTTTACAATCATTTCTTGACGAGGAATATTTGTATCCAAAAGAAGAGTTCTAGCACCAATCTTTACACAAAATGTGGTCCAAAAACTACTTGTCTTAGCAAGATGTCCTTCTGGATAACCTAACGCTTTCTCATAATATTTTTCATCTTCGGGAGTCAAACCCGTATAAATTGAACCAGACCTAGTAAAGTATGGTGCAATATAATCATAACATGAGCGGTATTTAATTAGACCAGCCCACGGATTTTTCTTTTTAATTTTTAATTCAACTACCATAATATATTTAATCAGTGTTGTACCTATATAATGTAAAGAAGTTCGGGGAAGAATAATCAACCCCGAAATTCATATTACATTAATACGTTTATATAAGTATTATTATTTATTACGCACCTACTGCTGCAATACCGTTGTTTTCCATCTCTGCATCGGCTGCGTCACAATACAAAATACCGCAAGCCAGAGGGTTACGTACCATAATACCACTTTCACCCAAGAAGTGAACCTGGTAACCGTCACGGCTATTAGAACGCATTGTGTTGATTGAGTTACCATAACCGCTAGGTATAACTGAACCACCAGTACACCATGTTACAAACTCACGACCTTTACGACAAACCTTAACTACGTTAGATTGACCATCGCGCATACCAAAGTCAACAAACAAGAATGTATATGACATCAGTGGTTTGCCAGTCAGAGGATGAAGTTGACGGAACATTTCTGCATTGTCAAACATAGGACAGCGCTTCAATGTCAACTCGATACCGTTTGTCATCTTATAAGTAGTAAACTGACCACCGAGCGTAAGCTCTTGACCAGAACCACTGATAAACTTAGTATCAATCAAGTTGAAGCTAGCAACCTTCTCCTTCAACACCCTGTCCCATTCACGAAGTCCCATCTCTCCTGTAATACCAACGAACTTACGCTCATTTGTACCAAGCATGTTATAGCTAAGGTCGAATAGATAATCTTCTAGTAATTCTGAGGTCAACGTAGTATAGTAACGTACGTTAGCAGGAGAAATCTGAGCAAACAAACCAGCACTGATATTTACCACACGTCCGTTTGTACCTTTTAGTGTATAAGTACCATCAGCATTACGATTAGGTTTAGCAAACAGAAGTTTCATTTCTTCACGTTTCTTCCATTCACGAAGAGCCTTCCAGTGTTGATAGTCAGCCCACAAATAACTCTTTTTGCCAGTTTCTGGGTCAGTTAAGGCAATTGCCAATACAGTTGAGTAAGCATCACCAGTAATATCATAAGACAGACGTGAAATAGATAGCGAGTTACGCATCTTAAACGGCGTCTGATAGTTGATGATGTCTGCCTCATCTGAGTACTCTTCGTAAGCACTACCAATACGGCTTACTTGACGACCAGGTAAAAGGTATTCGTTGGGAATATATGCACCAGCATAGTTGTCTACAACATAGCACTCATATACCCAAGCACTACCATCTTGGTAAGGTACACCGTTTACACGTACTTGGAAATTATAGTTGTCAAATGCCAACAATGCACCAGGACCGAAGAAACGCTCTTCTAGACCAAGATAAATTGGAGCGCCATTCATACCAGCGAACCTATTTGCGTTATTATCGTCGCCAACGCGCTTACCGCCAGCTTTTGCCCAAAGGATATTAACCGCATGGTCAGCGTCAATTTGTACAGACCATTCATATTCGCTGTTATCAATAGTCATAGTCTTACCAAGACCACCAGTTAACATGTCAATTGTGGTAGACAAACCATCATCTTTTGTACCAAATACCAGTGAAAGAAGACCAGCAATTTCGTGAGGTTTAGTCAATGCGGCGTTAGAAATCATATTTTCGTCTACAAGACCTGCAAAGCGCTTACCGCGATACAACTGTAGACCATTAAGTAATGTGTTATTCATATGTTGTTATAAATTATATTATTAGTACATACCTGATAACAGGTCTGCAACTGATTTTTCTTTACTTGTTACACTCTGCGAAGTATGATTTTTAGCAGAGTTTCTTAAAAGTTTTCTAAGTTTCTCGGCAGCAGATGTTTCACCAGTCTTTTTAGCTGTTGAAACTACGGCGTCACCTTTCATAGTAAAATAAGCAGATTCAATCAGATTCTTTGTTAGATTAGAATCAAAATCCTTTTGATACTGTGTATAACCATCTTTATCGGTTTTAAATATATAATCATACAAAGCCTTACGGTCAGCTTTAGGAATTGCAATTCCACGAATTGAATCTAAACTATTAATACTATCTGTAACAGATTTCATAAATTGCTGTTGTTGAGCCTCTTGCTGTTTAGCTAATTCTTCTTGCTATTTTGCATTAGCCTCAATCTCATTTTTACGAATCTCCTTGAGCATTTCTAAAGCGTCTTCTGACTCTTCGTATAATACTCCCGCATCTTCATAGCGAGCAATCTTGTTATTAATCTGTTCTTCTGTATAGCCGTTGTGTTTATACACAATATTTCCCTTACCATCGCAAATAAGAACATACTGGTGATA